CGCCACCTGCGTCCATGATGTCCTCGATCTCCTGCCGGGTGAAGCCTCGCCCTGGAGTGATCGTCGGAAGGAAGGTCATCGGCGTGTTGAAGTACGGGAGCGACGCGATCGCCGGCCCACCGAACTGGTCGAGCGACGCCGAGCTCGTCAAGAACTGGGTGATGATCTGGTCCTCGGTCAATCGGAGCGCGCGGATTCCAGCAAAGAGCGCCGACTTCACGTAGGTCGCCTCGTTCTGCGCTGGGCCAAGGTACTGCCTCGGGCCGGTGACCTCACTGGTCACCTCGTCCGGGAAGATGACCAAGTTCCGGTCGTTCAGCGCCTCGACAATGGCCTCCGTCGCGGCGGCCGTGCCCACGATGCTGGTGACTGAGACTCCGTCGAGGACGTCGTTCGTCGGGTTGAACCGAGGCAGCAGGTACGCGGCTGGAACGGTCGTGTCTGCGTAAGGCCAGATGATCGTCTGGTATCGATCGGTCGCCACGTCAAGGACGCCCGTCAAGGTCGGATCCGTCGCGCCAGCCACGGACTCGGCCAATGGCACGGAGATTGAGATCCCCGTCGCGTCGACGATCTCCACCTCGATTCCGAGGTCATTCGCGACGGTCCCGTCGTTGGCGGCGGTGATCGTCACCAACCCCGCTGCGTTGCCCACCGTGAAGGGAGCTTTCAGGTCCAGGGCAGCTGCGATCGTGAGCGCGTCCGCGATGTCGGTGAGCGTGTCGTCGACGGCGATCGGGACGGTGATGGTGTGGTCGAGTTGAGAACCAAGAACCACCCTCAGCGATCCCGCGGCCGTTGCGGTGCCGAGCAAGGTAAAGGTCACGGCACGCGGGGTTCCAGTCGCGTCATCTAGCACGACTGCGTCGATCTGGACGACCGGGTTCACCCGCTTGTATCCACGGAATAATCCAGCCAGCTGAGACCGGGGTCCAAAGAGCGTGTCGAAGTCGTCGCCGACGTTCTGCTCGAGAGCCCCGTTGCCCGCGTGCGTCCCGGCCGAGGTCTTCTGCCCCACAGCCAATACCCGCTGGGCAGTGTTTTGAACGGCGAGGTTCGCATTCGTGAGGGCGATCGTGACTTCTGGCTGGGAGATGACAGTGCCGCTCATCAGCTTTTACTCCTTCAACTTGGATTCGGTCGCCGGCGAAGCCGGCTTCTTCGCGAGTCGTGTCTTGACGACCTCGCAGCAATTGTCAGTCTCGGCGTCTCGAAGTCGCCTTCTCCACGTGGCGTCGAGCGGGGTTCCTTCACGATCGACCGCGACGCGGACTTCTTGGCCGACGACGAATCCCCGAATAGGCAGGTTCACCTTGACCCGAATCATATCTCGCTTCGCCATTCAGACTCCTACGTCGTCATCGCCCAGGATCTTACCCTAGACCCCCTCACGAATTTGGTTCGTCCAACTCCGGGGTCGCTGTGAGCGTCTCGACTCCTGTCCCGCCGCCGGGGATAATGGGCGTCATGGTGAGATCGATAGTCCTGAACGCCACGTCGAGGTCTGGCCCGACCGTGTCCTCGAAGTAAAGATCCACGACTTGCTGGAAGCCGTACGCGTGCACGTAGACCGCTGTGTCGTAGTTAAAAGTCCCGTGGCTGACAAACTGGACCGCGCCCAGCTCCGAGGCGTAGAGGCCAGATGGGAACTGCATGAAGAGGATCGCCTGGCAAATGCTCCTGAACAAGTCCTCCGCGTCGTCCCGCGCCCCGCGCCCAGATACGCTGTCAGCAGTGGGGATGAGGACGTAGATCGAGAATGGTTGGATGACCTGCTGTCGAAACTCGGTAGAAAGTGTGAGGTTGTCGACCGCGTCGGATTGAATCCGGCGACTCTTGGAAGCGACCACGTCCTCTAGCACGACGAACATCCAAAAATCGTCAGTCTTCTGCTCAGTGTACACTTGGATGATCCGGTCCGCGGTGGCGGCTGCCGAGATCCTCGGCTTGACCCGTGCGATGATCGTCCCAATAGGATCAGCCAGACTCGTGACGGAGTTCGTGAACGTAAAGCTCGAGTCGCTCGGGACCTCCAACACCTCGTAGGCGCCGTCGTATTGGCGAAGCGCGGACTCTCCGTTCTCGAGGATCGGCGATCCCGTGGCGATGGTGGGACCAGAGTCCACCATCTCAAACGTGATCGTCTTGTCGTCGGCGATGCCGATGATCTGGAAGGTCCCGTTGAACTCGGACTCGTTGGACCCGCTAAGGATGACGGAGTCGTTAGCGGTCGGGGTCAGGTCATGCCGCGTCGCCAGGATCACTTGCCCAACCGTCCCAGTCCTAGTCAAGTCAGTAGCCGCGATCGGCACGAACGAACCGACGATGACGGCCACGTCTCCAGGCTTGAGACCATGCTGCTCGTCGCACGCTGCTGTGATGATGGTCCCGTCCCTGGTCAGGGAAAACACGGACACGTCCTTGGTAAACTTATTCGTGCGCAGCGGCAACGAGGATGTCAATTGCGAGACGATGTCTAGCGCTCTCACACGTTGAATTCCTTGTTCATGGCGATGGCGAAGTCACGCGCAAGGCTACGAGACGCGATCGCGTTGATCGAGTTCTCGAGACTAGGACGTGGATCCATGTTGCGAGTCCCGAATTCGACGAACTCATCGTACCTCGGTGACTTGTTCTTGCCCGTCACCGACACGCCGTAGCCAAAGACCATGGAGTCCTCGCCATGGACTTTCCAACTAATGGACTTTCGGAGTCGTCCAGACAGGTTCGCATGCGTTTCGCCTGGAGCAGACGCCACGTGCCTGCGACTCCTTCCACCGGAGGTCCGGATGACATACACGCGCCCGCTCTTGGGTTTGCGGAGGATCTCTTGGTTAGCCTCGGACTTTAAGTTCTTCCCAAGCTCGAACCACGCATGCCGCACCGAGATGCGCACGAGCTTTTCCGTGCGCGCCAAGGTCGCCAAGTGCCTCTTGTTTCCGCGACTAGACTCGACCGTCAGTACGATGCTCACGCTCTCGAGGCCTTCGCGTCTTTGTCGCCACGATCTTGACAAAGGAGACGCATGAACTCATGACGCTCGTCTAAGTCCTCGACCACGACGACGTCTAAGCGTGTGTCGTCTGGCAGGACGACCCAAGATTCCGAGGTCACGCACGGATCGTGCCGGATGTAGATCTCGTGGGACAGCGCCACGTCGACCCCGATTCCCGCGAACACGGTCTTACCCGCGATTGTGTTGACGACTGCCCAGCGCTCGACGCCGTTCTTGAATTGCTCAAGAAAATCCGCGTCCCCGAATTCTGGTTCAAGGATCTTGCGTCCCGAGATCACAACGCGGTCACGCATCTGACCCACGCAAGGTCGACGATTCTTCTTGGAAATGACCTGGCGGGCCATCAATCACACCCGCGGCAATCTGCCCTTGGCTTAACCACCAAGCACAGGATCTCGAGAGCGTCAAGTCCGCCACCTGGCGCCCCCACGAACCTGATCTCCACGTCAATCTCGAGATCGATCTCGAGTCCGGGATGGGTGTCTGACAAGATCCCGATGAACCCGTAGTCACGACGCCCGATCTTGGCGGTTCCGAACTCGACCATCGTGATCTGCGTGCCTAGGCGCACGCGAACTCGATTACCTGCCGAGGCCTGGGACGCAAGGGTGAACTGGATCGTGATGGTTCCTAGTACTGGGTCGACGAAGGTCACGAGTCCTGCGCTGTGAACGGTCCCATCGTCCAAGTCGACCTCGATGCTGTCACCGACTTTGAAAGCGCTCGCATTCGTAACGGAAAGAATGGGCTGCAGAGCCGCCTCGTCGGCTGACAAAACCTCGTCCTTCGCCATGTCGTATACCTTGAACGTGCTCGTGGAGCCGTCATTGGTATTGTCTAGCGCGTTCTGATTGACGACGTCGGTCGGCGCCCGAAAAATCACGGGCACGTCAGACTGGAACGGGATTTTGGTTCGGGCCATGGATTTCCTCGAGAAGAACTTATTTTAGCACTTGGCCTTGTCCATCCACGGCTGCGCGCGCTTCCGCTGTCCCGTCCACGGCCGAGATGGCCTCGCCTTGGCCCTTGACCTCGCCAACTATCGGAGGTGTAGTGGTGATCGTGGCCGTAGACGCGTCTGCGCTGGCGTCGACAGCAGTGACCAGTCTCGTCTGCGTACTCTTCAGAATCGCGGTTGGCGTGTCTGCGATGGCGCTCGCGGATGCGACCTGTCGGATCGTCGCGCCTGAGCTGCGCGTCACTGCCGGCGCGTCTGTGGTGGACGTGGAGACGGCGACGGATCTCGTCGCGACGCCTGGGCTGCGCGCCACGGCCGGAGCATCTGCAGCGGACGTGGAGGCTGCGACGGACCGTGTCACGGCACCTGGGCTACGCACCACGGCTGGAGCATCTGCACTAGCATCGACAGCAGTGACCAGTCTCGTCTGCGGTGCACCGACTGTCGAAGCCGTGACAGCAGGTGCGTCTGCGGCGGACGTGGAGGCAGCAACCAGTCTCGTTGCGATGCCTGGGCTAACCCCGTCTAATGGTATGCTATCCGACGAGCCATCTGCAGCGGCGACCTGGCGCGTCGCCACGCCTGGACTACGCGCGGCCGTGGGCACGTCCCCGGTCGTAGACGCGGTCGATACTATGGCCCTGTTGATGTTCTTGGCCGTCGCCACTGCCGCGTCGGCGGTGGACGTAGCGGCGGAGACACTCCGTGTCACGCCACCAGGTATCCTCGTAGCCGTGGACGCGTCGGAGCTAGCTGTGGCCGCTA